CCGCGGTAGAAGTTGGCGACCTGGTCCGCTTTCCTGGTCTGACTGGCGACAACGCATTGCCCTTTATTGTGACTGCTGTGACCGCTCTGGTTGTTACCGGCGCAGCTATCCCGCACACACTGACCGATGAAGACGCGGTTACCACTAGTCTGGTTGTCGGAGATAAGCTTGAAACAGGTAACCTGTGTAAGACGTATTCTATCCTTACATGGTTCAAAGGTCGCTGCGGCGGTGCGGATAGCTACATGGTTACGCGCGGAGTGGAGTTCTCCGGCTTCTCTATCGAGCAGGCCGTTAATGCCATGGTCACCGGCAGCTTCAGCTTTATCGGCCTGAATCAGGAAATCCTGACCGCGCCGCCGGCGGGTTCTACATTCACCGTTAACTTCGACGCGCAGCCGTTCTCAAGCGTCGACGTTGCCGCGTTTAACGGTACTGCACAGCTCAAGCTGATTGACACCTTCACTATCACCAACGACAACGGTGCATCGGCGCAGTACGAGCTGGGTAATGATAGTGTGGCGTTTGTCGAGCGTGGTCGTGCGGCTAACACCTTCTCGCTGGCGGGTAAGCTGTATGACATGACTCTGCTTAATCAGTTCCTGAATGAGGAGCAGATTGAACTGACGTCTATCCTGACCGGTCCGGACGGAGCAATGAGCTTCACTCTGAAACGTGCGGAACTGACCGCGGCAACACCAGAGATTGGCGGTCCTGAGTCAGTAACGCTGACACTGGAGGGTCAGGCAACAGGTAACGCGTTCCAGTCCTCAATCGTTATTCAGCGTATTGCGTACTAAAAGAAAAGGCCCCTTACGGGGCCTTATTTAGAATCTCTCAACAACTGAAGCAAAATATGCCCCTCGCGTATCGGGAGATGCTTCATGGTGCAGAGATGAGTACATACCAGAGCTATCGGGTACGGCCTTAAACCAGCATTGAAAGTACCGCCCATATTCACCTAAATTTTCCCAAGCATCGCGCTCATTCGCCGGTAAAAGACCCTCTTTTATTGCCTTATCTAAAATTTCTGAAGAGGAGTAATCGCCGCGCATAACAAACTGAGCAGTATTCCACTCACATTGTTGGACCTCAATTTCTCCATCACGTTTAGTTTTCTTAGTAGGTTTTATCATTTCAACATCTCCGGGCTGATGGTTAACCGGCCGACTTCGCCGAACTCTGAACTGTAAGTTATTACGTTGGCACTTCTGCCGCTCATCCAGCCGCCGCGCGAGGCGTAGGCATCTTTAGCCGCCAGGGTGCGGTGCTGCTCGACAATCATGTTACGACTTTCTACAATCTTCTGATGATGTAGGTGGCCGACGTGCGCGTAGCTGTAGTCGCTGGCGCCGAAGGCTTTGCGGAACTTAGCAATCATCACTGGCTCGATTGCATCGAAGCGAGCTTTATGGCCGTGGTGGAAGAACAGCGTGGTTTTGCCGTGCTGCACCATCTTGTACACGTCGGCAGAAGTATCGACGAATACGCGCGGCTCGTTGTCGTAAAGCGTGCTGAACATCTCCGCCATCCATATCATGCCACTTTCGTCGTGGTTGCCCTGGACTACAAGCAGTTTTACCGTCGGGTGTTTAACCAGCGCCATCTCAACCACACGACGCACCATGCGAATCATGGTCCGCACCAGCTTCTGGTAGCGGGTGTCTGCGTCCAGGACGTGCCCTGATGCGGGTGTAACGGCGTCGAGTGAGTCGAAGTGCGCCAGGTCGCCTAACAGGTTAATAACCGCTGTGCCTGCGTCTGGTGCCATCTGGAACGCCGCATCAAACCACTTAGCGAATAACCCCTCTGCAATCTTCATATCCCAGTCATCGCCGGTTTCATCCGCCCACGATAGCATTCCAAGATGAAAATCGGATACTGTGTATAAATTGAGTAGCTTTTTATCGGTTTTGCGTTCCGCCAGCGGGACCGACGGCAGCGGGGTAATCTCTGAGCACATGCCCTCGACAACTGCGCGCATAATTTCTAGCTGCCGTTCGTTGTCTACGTCGGTCTTAACCCACTGCAGTTTTATATTACCCAGCCCGTCGGTTAGCGCGCTCGTACCTTTAACCCGGTAGCCATCTGGCACGATGTGGCTTACGTCACGGCCATGGCCTAAGCCTTTGTTAGCCAGCTTAGCCCGGCGAAGGTTAACCACGCGATGTGTCATTTCGTACTTAGCGGCTATCTCCCGGGTGGTCATGTTTTGCGACAGGCATTCCTTTAGCTGTTCGTCGGTTATTTTACTGGTGCCAGTCATAATTGCCTCATTGCGGTGTGGTAAATAAGAAGAATCCTATTTAACCATTAACCCGGATTTACCGGAACAAATTAATGCTATTCGCCGTAGGTGTACCCCATGCTGAAAGACATGTTGCTGATGGCGTTCGATACGAACCGATTTTTATCCACTCCGTCTTTGCTGCCGATTGCTGAAGCACCGCGGATAAGCCGTGTTGCGTCGTAGTAGCTGGCGTTTTCTTTACGCATCCGAACCCCGTTTTCGCAGATTTTAGTGTGGACATGAATCAGGTCGTCGTAACCCTCTTTCTGGGCGGCAGTAGACACACTATCACCAGACACGGCAATAACCTGATTCACCACTGATTTTGCGATTTCGGTGCAGCTCGCCGCGCGGACTTCTGACGCCACACCGAGACTGAATGTTGCGATAAGCACAGCTGTGATTACGTTTTTCATTTAGGGCCTCCTGAGTTAAGTTAACGGAATACTATTGTATTATTATGATATGCGCAACTAGTTTGGTAAACTATTTTTGCGCCTAGGCTCGCAACCGAACGGCGGGTGGTTCCCGCCTGGCGCAACAACCAAACCAACACCCTGTTAACCAAAGGATAAAGTAATGGAACTTAAAGATTTCTTCTTCGCAGACAAGCACGCGGCGGGCACTGTTATGCCGATACCTTTACCCGACGGCACTGATTCAGGTGAGTGGCTCCGCGTCATCGGCCCAGCCTGCGACGACGGCGTTGCCGCATCACGTAACTACGCTCGTGCATACACGGCAATTAAAGAAGAACTGTCCGCGCTGGATAAAGAGTGTGAAGCTAAAAAAGACTGGACCCGATACAACAGTGAGATGAACTGGAAAGCAGACGAGCTTAACGACACACTGTCCCTGGCAATCGTAACAGGCTGGTCTATGTCTAACGAATTCAGTAAAGAAGCGCTGGAAGAATTACTTAAGCAGTATAAAGGACTGGGCACGGTTATCGCTAAACACTTCCATGACAGTCGGAAGTCTCTGCAGGAAAAGTAAAAGCGCTGTACGAATTTGTTAACTGGAATTATGTCGAGCGACAGAGAAAACGTAAATTCGACAGCATTTCAGACGGTCATGAGGCCGCGCTTCTCGCAATGGGTGTAATCACAACGGCAGCAAGACAAATCGATAGTGGCCCCCAGTGCCCGCCGATGTTTGTTGCTGTGTTTGATAAGTACCGTAGCCTCAAGTTCGTACAGCGCGATAATGGTGAATCTCTGGTATTGTATCCACGGGACCAAATTAAATGGCAGGACCTGGTGGCTTATAAATCAATCACCGGGGATTCGATAAGTCTGTTAGAAGCAGAACTTATTATGGGTATCGACGCAATATTTGAGGGCCGGGACGATGGCTGATACAGCTTCGCTAATTGCGAGGGTTAAAACGGACGGTGCCGACACGGCAGCTAAGCAGCTTGACGATTTTGCCAGTTCAGCCGGAAAGGCGGACACCGCATCCACTAAACTGGGCGACTCGGCAGCCAAGGCTTCGCCAAAGCTTAAGGGCTTTGGTACTGGCGCGCAGCAAATCGGATATCAGGTTCAGGATATGGTCGTCCAGATTCAGGGCGGCACGTCTGCGTTTGTTGCTATTGGACAACAGGGTTCCCAGCTCGCCGGTGCGTTTGGCCCTGGTGGCGCTGTAGTCGGCGCAATTATTGCGCTCGCTGCTGCCGTTGGCGGTACTCTGGTTAAATCTCTGGGTAACGCTGGCGTCAGTGCTAAAGAGCTGGAACAGTCATCTAAAAATCTTGACGATGTTCTCCAGAAGAATAAAGACGGCACCTACGAGCTTTCTGATAGTTTCGTAACCTTAGCCAATAACATCGACACTGCGTCCCAGGCGCAGGCCAAGTTCTACGAAGCACAAGCCGGCACAGTAACGCAGACCGAGGCCGCTAAAGAGTCCGTAACCGATTTGGTTGATTCGCTGGATACATGGATTAATGGTTCCGCTATCGGCGCCCAGAACTCATTAGAGCTCGGCAGCGCAGCTTCTTCGCTGGCCGGTTACCTCGAAGACCTGTCGGATAAGTTCGGTATCACTAACGACGAAGCCCGTACTCTGGTACCGTTACTGGCCGCGGTACAGAAAAACGCATCGCCGGAAAACATTAAAGCACTCAGTGACGAGACCGCACGTCTTAACGATAAGTACGGCGGGA